TGTTCTTAATATCATATGTAAGCGATGAAAACGTTTTTTCAGTCTTTTCTAGTAACTCAATTAAAAATTTTTCTTCTTTTATTTTAAGTTGTAAAGTTTTAATTACATCACTTTCTGCTACTGCATTTTGTAAAGTAATTGAAGATATAGCTACTGGTGATTTTTCTCTTGTCTCCGTTACTAACTTCTTAGAGGTTTCTTCTAACTCCTGTTCAAGGAAGTATAGATTGCGCTTGTGATTGATAAGTCTGCTAACCCAGAAGTGTTTACGACCTGGAGTCTTAAGAGAAGCTTCTTTGATATTGAATTCGTCAATTTTTAGATCTTCTTCAATCTCTTTTATGTACTTTTCTACTATCTCCATAAAACAATTATAAATACTAATATAACAAAGTCAACCATGTATTCCAAATATTTTCGAAAAGTACTTAATGAAGATGGTCCAAACTACGTAGCCACATCCCCTAACACAGCTGGTAGAGGTGGTGCAGTAGGTAACTCCCCTTCTATGTATACTAATGGTACTGCTACAGGAACTACAGGCACTGATACGTACGCTACTGGTGATTATAGAATACCTAAATCAATCTTTGGTGGAAAAATAGCCAGACGTAACTTAAGTATACAAAACAGGTTCCCTAAACGTGGTAAATCTGCTAAAAGGAAATAATGGACTTAGGACATTGGACAACAAATGAAGCTTTCAACAACGATATTTTGCCTTACGGTTTTATTTATATCATTACAAATACACTCACTGGTAAAAAATATATCGGTAAAAAGCAGATTAAAAGCGTTAAAAAACTTAAACCTCTCAAAGGAAGAAAAAACAAAAGACACTTTGACATAGAGACAGATTGGAAGACATACACATCTTCTTCAAATGATGTTAATGAGGATATTGTTAAATTTGGTAAAGATAAATTTAAGTTTGAAATATTAAGGTTTTGCCAAAGTAAATTTGAGTTAGCATATTTTGAAGCCAAATTACAATTTGATAATGATGTTTTATTAAAGCCAGGATTTTATAACGGAATTATAAACTGCCGTATAGGAAGAGCACCTAAGTTATTACTGGAACAGCAATAAACTATTATATGGTAATAGTAGAGTTTCCGGAAAAAAATATAACATTAATTAACTTTAATGAACTATTTGAACATCAAATAGGGGATAAAATTTTTAAAGACCTAAAAACATACAAGTTATTAGATAAACAGTTAACTAACAAGGATGTAAAAAAGTTATTTTACCATTATGTTATATTTGGTATAACGGAAACTATACTTAACGGTTCATATGAAGGTAAGCCAGTGTTCTTATTAACTGATGGCTTTTTTAGAAAGCAATTAGATATATGCAAATACTATGAAGAACAAGAGGTGATAGAGTTTGTGACTAAAATTATAGCCAAGTTAGAAACAATGATACCAGTAAGAGTAGTGTATATTACTGCAAATACACCAGGTTCTATGGTAATGGATGCAAGTGTACAAAAAGTAAAAAACGTTAATAATAAAAACTTTACTTTTGAAAAAATTAAACAATTTGCAAAACGTAATGAACTTACGTTTCTCAGTAATGATTACTTAAATCGATTCAAAACTAAACAGATCATGATTTAATAAATAATAACATGGATCTATTTACTAATAAAGCAAACAATATTGTAAAACAACTTTTTAAAGAAAAAATTATATATGATTCTACAAAAGAACATGATGAAAGTAACAATAATGAAGAAGATGCTCAAACACCTATAAACAGTAATGTTACCAACAATGCTTTAAAAATAGCGCAAATGGATCCTAATAATTCAGCTAAATTGAAAAGTTTACAATCTATTACATCAAGATTATTAGCTGCTCAGCAAAATCAAGAACAAAAACAAATTAATCAAATAAACAACCCTAACGCATAATGAAATTTTTACAAATAATAGAACAGTTTGAAAAGAGTTTAATTAATGAAATGGATAACCCACCACCAGTTGCGGCGCCACCACCAGATGGACCATCTTCCCCTCCAGCTCCAAACCCAGTACCACCCACACCAGAACCACAAGAACCTGTACAAGTAGATGAACCTGCAGGCATTGCTACTATGGGTAATTTGCTCAAAAAGGCATTAACATTAAAACTAGATGATGATGCAAAATATAAAGTTTCTCAGTTACCTGAAATAAATGAAAAAAATGCTTCTGAAGTTATTAATCAGCTTATTGCTATAATGAAAACTTATTCTTCAGATATTGATATAGATAATCCATAATGTACAAATCGTTAGATACAGTTTATTTACAAAACGTTTTGGGTGTATTTAATGAAGCTAAAAAAATTAATTCACCCGGATTACAAGCTGCTATGCAGACTCAACCGACTAATATTAATCCAATAGAAGCTGGATTGAAGGCAAAAACAAAAAAAGCTAATAAAAAAGCAACAATTAGTCAATCTTATGATGAACAAATTTATTCATTTTTTCCAACAGAAGAAGAAAGAAGATCATTAGACGCAGTAGTAGGAATTAAAATTCCATCCGGTAACGGTATTTTAAAAACACATATTAGTAATAATGCTAATGATAGGTATGTTTGGTCTACACTTTATAAACACATGCCAGTTAAAAAATCAGGTGAAACAGAAACCAAAGGTTCTGGTTTTGGTGAATTGGCATTATATTGGTTTCTTAAAAAAGGTAATCCAGGGGTAGATGTTAGGGATAATAGAACTGCAAAATCCGGTGCACCGGATTTAATGTTTGGTGATATTGGTATAGAAGTTAAATCTTACGATATTGGTATTCAAGACATTCCAGTTGGTAGATTTAGAAGTGCTGGTGAAAAATACGGCCATAACAACAATGTTATTATTAACAGTGTATTAGGTATAAATGCATTATTAACAAAATTATCGTCAGTAAATGAGGAAAGCAGTGAAAAATTTAAAAGACAAAAAATAGCAGATGGTGCTAATTTTAGATACGATGATTTTTTAAATGCATTTGAAAAAGTTGATAAAATATATAAAGCCATAAGTTCAGATACAGCTTTATTAAATGAATTTACTTTATTTAAACAATTAAATGATAACATTAATGAGGTATATAGTATGTTAGGTAGTAAAGGTATTTTAAAAGATACTGCTAAATTTAATGCCACTCAATTAATGTTTAGAATAATGAAAGCTAAACTCTTTTCTAAACCAGGCCCTGGAGGTTATATATGCAATGTAGATCTTTCCGGTACAATTGAATGGTTTCATGTAACAAATAATATGTTACATATGAAAAAATTCCCAGAAGGTTTTAATGGTGATGATATATATGCTACCGGAGCTGCATTGCATATTAAAAGAAAGGTATTCGAATGATAAATTTTAAAACTTTTCTTATAACAGAAGGTGGAGCAGCAGGTAGAATGAAACACCCGTATGAATTGCCATATATTAAAACAGGTGATCAATTAGTTGCTTTTTTTAACAAAGCTTTTAGCATTCTTAAAAAACAAAACTCATCTATAAAAATAGATGGTATTAATGTTAGTTTAAAACTTGTAAACGTAGGTGAACCAGAAAAACCAAGATACGAGTTTGCATTAACTAGAGGTTCAATGAAACCTATGGATGTTAAAGGCATAACAAAACAAGAATTGCCTCAATATTTTACACCTGGGCACGGGTTAATTGCAGCTGCTAGTGAAACATTGTCAATAATGAATGCATCAATATCTAGCATCATGCCAGAATTAAAAAAATTAGGTTTTTTTTCAGATCCAGATTTATTTTTTAATACAGAATATGTAAAAGATAAAATTAATGTACAAAATTATAATTATAATTTTTTAGCAATTCATGGAGTTAATAAGTTTTATCAAGTTACTCCAAGAAGAAGAGAAAGCACGGAAGTTTTATATGACAAAACAGCATTAAAAACTTTAATAGAAAAGGTAAATGAAATTGCAAAAAATCATAATTTTGTAGTATATGGTGATGTACCGGCATCATTAAAAGGTACTCCTAATTTTAATAAAGTTCTTAACCAACCATTTATAGTTATAAAAGACGGGGTTACATACAATGAACCATTAATAAACTATCTTAAAAAGGCCAAAAACCCATTTAATAAAAAAATATTACTTAAAAATGGTAAATCAGTAAGCCCATTAAGTACAGAAGTTTATAATAATATTGCAAAAGGTGTTCCAGTAGAAGACTTTGTTGCAAGTTCTAAAGATTATACAACTGCAGTTGATGGAGCTTCAATATTTGAAGCAACAAAAAATTTAGGTACAGAATTGCTTAATTGTATTAATAGTGATTTAGGTAAAGGTACAGAAAATGAAGGTATAGTTATTAGAAACCAGACTTTATCCCCTGATCCTATAAAAATTACAGGTGAATTCATGACTAGAAAAAATGAAACACCATTTAGAAAAGGTGAAGAGGATAATGAAGGCGATGAAGGGTTTAATATTGATACGCCTAATAGACCTGCTAATACAAGATTACCTCCAAGAAGTACATTTTCAAATCCCCCATATGAGCCTGGTGATAATGGTATGTCAATGACACCTAAACCATACGGACCAACGGAAGCTTTAGTTACATCAAGTAAATTAAAATTGTTTAATGAATTAACTAATATGGTAGTTGGTAATCACACACCATTTAACAAAAAAATTATAGTTTTATATCCTGGTCGTTTTCAACCATTTAGCAAACACCATGAACAAGTGTTTCAAAAATTAAAAGCTAAATTTCCACAAGCTAAAGTTTACTTAGCTACATCAGATAGGCCAGCAAAATTTGATCCAGCTAAACATTTTTTAAATTTTGATGAAAAATTAATGACAGCTGTTGCAAGTGGTATTGACCCAAATGATGTTATTAAAACTGCCAACCCTTATCAAGCACCAGAAATTGTTAATAGGTTTCCAAAACAAGATACAATTTTAATACTTGCTGTAGGGGATAAAGATATGAAAGAAGATCCTAGATTTAGTTTTAAACCAAAAAAGAATGGTGAATCATCTTATTTTCAACCATTTAAAAATGTAGATAAATGTGAATCGTTAGATAAACATGCATACATTTTATCTATGCCAGTGGAGAAATTTACATTAATGGGTAAAAATATAGAAAACGCTTCTGTAATTAGAGATATGTATAGAAAAGGTGATGAAAACACCCGTAAGCAAATTGTAACAGATTTATATGGTAAGTACTTACCTAATATTAAAAAAATATTTGACGAAAAATTAGCTTAATACATGCTATTTTCGTCTGATTCATACTCAACTTCAGGCTCTGTTTCTACTTCAATCATTTCATGTTCTTCAGGTTCTTTAGCTTGTTGATTATACATCATATAATCAGCTACAGTATCTAAATAATCAGATGCTAAAGTAATTTTAGACGCTACCCAGGGTTCTAATTGACAACCACAATGTAGTTTTTCAAACATTTCCACTGCTTTATGTGCTGCGGCTAATAGTTGGCCTTTTGCCATTTCCACTGCTTCTTCTTCACAACTTTCATCTGCACCCGGTGCAATTGATCCTGGAAACCCTGCTGTTTGATTGCCTGAACCTGCTGTAGCAGCTGCTGGCCTTCTTGCAACAGCTTCACCACTATCTTCATTACCAATTGTAGGTGCACGTAATTGTTTAGGTACTCCAACACCGTAATTTAACATTTCGTTAATTTGAACATATTTACCATAAATTTCATTTTTATCAGCACCAGTTATTCTCATGTTATTATTTATAAATATATTCATGAGATTTAATGATTTAGTTGAAGAGATTCTAAATGAATCATACGCGTGGCAACGTAAAGCGGGTAAAAGTCCATCAGGTGGTTTAAACAAAAAAGGTATAGCAAGTTACCGCAGACAACATCCAGGCAGCCATTTATCTATGGCAGTTACAACTAAACCAAGTAAACTTAAACCAGGTAGTAAAGCAGCTAAAAGACGTAAGAGCTTCTGTGCTAGAATGAAAGGTAATAAAGGTCCAATGAAGAA